GGGATGCAAGCAATGGTCTCCATAGTTTTCAACTTAGTTTTGGTTCATTATACCTGGAAAAGTTTTCCAAAAAAAATGAATCAATTTTTTTTTGACCGCCTGTTTTTTTTTGTCACCTTTTATTTTAAATAATATATATTTCAAAAAGTGAACTTAAAGAAACTGGTGGAAATTTCGAGGGTCAAAAGTGTTTCCAAAATCCAAAAAAGGACAAAAAAAATGTCCAATTTTCAAAAGCGCCGACCTTTTATGAAAAAGGGGTCAAAATTCCGCCATTGTGAGCATTATGCTGTAAAAAGATTTTAAAAAATAAAATAAATTGTTATGATAAATTTTAATACTTTTTAGGGAAAAAGATTTAGGCATTTTTTCTATTAGTATATTAGCCGAATAATGCCTAACGAAAAAGTGCCAAAAAATGCCACAAAATTTATTTGTGATATTTGTGACTTTAAATGCTGTAAAGAAAGCAATTATAATTCTCATTTGTTGACACGCAAACATAAATTCCTAACAAATCCTAATGAAATTGTGCCAAAAAATGCCGATAAAAATCACACATGCGAATGCGGAAAACAATACAAACATATGTCTAGCCTTTGCAATCACAAAAAAACTTGCTCGTCATTAACAAATGAACCCACAAAAAATGACGATTCCTCGTCCGATAAAAAACTTATCATGGAATTACTTAAAAGCAATAATGAACTACAAAAACAGATCATTGAACTTTGCAAGGATAAAAGCATCATAACCAATAATTCTAACAACACAACCAATAACACAAACAACTTCAATTTACAGTTATTTTTAAATGAGCAGTGCAAGGATGCTTTAAATATAGACGATTTTGTCAATCAGGTTCAATTGCAATTGTCAGATTTAGACATGATTGGTAGAGTTGGATATGTTGAGGGTATGAGCAAAATATTTATGAGAAACCTTCACGCCCTAGACGTATTTAAAAGACCAATTCACTGCAGCGACTTGAAGAGAGAAACATTGTATGTAAAGGACAAGGACGCCTGGGAAAAGGAAAATAATGAAAATGTGAAAATTACTCAAGCTATAAAGAAAATTGAACATAAAAACATAAAACAACTCCCTCAATGGAGAGAAGAAAATCCTACAGCCGACGACACTGAAACCAAGAAACATATGGAATACCAGAATATCTTATTAGAAGCCATGGGCGGTTCCACCCTGGAAAACGACGATAAAAAGAGAGAAAAAATAATCCGCAACATTGCAAAAGAAGTAGTCATTGACAAGGAGAAAAATAGTTAATTTGAAAACTTTTTTCTACAAGACCACAATGGATAAGAAACCCACTTAAACATAATCCACTATTATATATATTGAATTATGTCAAAATTTGCCACCACTACTAGTCTTGTGATAGTGGAATCCCCAGCAAAGTGTAAAAAGATAGAAGAATATTTAGGACCTGGATACAAATGTTTGGCCAGCTTTGGACATCTGCGCCAGTTAAAGTCTCTCAAACATCTAGACATTGCCAACAATTTTAAACCCACGTTTGAAGTTGTTGATGACGCAAAGAAGCAAAAACATGTAGATTTTCTTCGGAAAGAGATTGCAAAGGCCGATGAAGTCATTTTAGCGTCAGACGATGATCGCGAAGGAGAAGCTATTGCGTGGCACATTTGTGACCTCTTTGGCCTACCAATTGAAACTACAAAGCGCATTGTATTTCATGAGATTACTGAAAACGCCATTCAGTCCGCTATTGCACACCCCAAGACCATTGATATGAAAAAGGTAAATTCTCAAATAGCTCGGCAAGTCCTAGACCTTCTTGTGGGGTACAACGTCTCTCCTATGTTGTGGAAGTTCATTTCAAAAACATCCGAGAACAGTTTAAGCGCCGGTAGATGCCAAACTCCCGCTCTAAAATTGGTGTACGAAAATCAGCAAGAGATTGACGGGTCACCTGCTCAAAAAGTTTATAATACTACTGGTTATTTCACCAACAAGAATATTGCGTTTGATTTGAATAGACAGTTTGACAATGAAACTGCAATGTCGGAATTCTTGGAAGAGTCTGCGAATTTCTCTCATGCATACTCCAGAACGGATGTAAAACGAGTTTTTAAACAGCCTCCCGAACCATTAACAACCTCTAGAATTCAGCAACTCGCAAGCAATGAACTACACATTTCTCCCAAAGAAACTATGCGTTGCTGTCAAACGTTATATGAAGCTGGATATATTACTTATATGCGAACAGATAGTAAAAAGTATAGCTCGGACTTTTTGGAAGACGTTAAAAAATACATTGTTCACGAGTTCAGTCTTGAAAAGTTTATCAATCCAAAAATAGATTCTTTGTCTAATGCTAATACGAACGAAAACAAAAAAGAAGTAACCAAGCCAAAGAAAACAACAACATCCAAAAAGACGTCCAATGTTCCACCTCCTCAGGAAGCGCATGAAGCTATAAGACCTACAAAACTGGCTGTTAAAAATGTTCCCGACGAAATGAGTGCCAGAGAGAAAAAGCTGTACAAAATGATTTGGGAAACTACACTGGAAAGCTGCATGGCTCCAGCAGAGTATTTCTCATTTACAAGCACAATTTCCACTGACATTGACGGAATCAAATACACATTAAATAGCGAATTATTGGATTTTCTTGGCTGGAAAATAATTAAAAATAAGGAAACCAAGACGGCCATCAAGGACAAGGAATACAATTATCTTTTACAGTTGAGACAAGGTCAAATAATTAATTATAAAAAAATAACAGCCAAAGTCACTCTTAAAAATAACAAAATGCATTACACTGAAGCAAAGTTGGTTCAGCTCTTGGAAGATAATGGTATTGGTAGACCTTCTACGTTTTCCACTCTGATAGATAAGATTCAAGAGCGCGGCTATGTTAAGAAGGACGACATACCAGGTAAACAAGTTGCATGCAAAGACTTTGAACTAGAAGACGAAGCTTTAACGGAAACTAATACTACGAGAGAATTTGGAGCAGAGAAGAACAAATTAGTAATTCAACCGCTTGGAATTATCGTAATGGAGTTTCTTAATAAGAATTTTGAGGAAATGTTTAACTATGATTATACAAAGAACATGGAGGATGATTTGGATAAAATTGGTAGAGGTGAAAAGGTGTGGTACAAGTTGTGTGAAGATTGTTTGAAAGAGATCAATAAATGCTGCGAAAAATTAATAGACGAGAAAAAGTGCGAGATTAAAATAGATGATAAACATTTTTATATTATTGGAAAGCATGGACCAGTTATTAAAAAGATTGATGACACGGAATCTGGTAAAAAGAATAATGTATCCTTTTTGCCAGTTAAAGAAGGGTTGGATATGAAGAAGCTGGAACAAGGAGAATATAAACTGGAGGATTTAATTGCACCTGCAAAACAATACCAAATTCACTTGGGAACTTATAAGGCAGAACCTCTTTTTTTAAAGAAGGGCAAGTATGGTCTCTACGCAACATGGGGACAAAACTCCAAATCTCTTTCTTGCTTTGGTAACAGACCCATGGAAAATGTCGCTCTTGCAGATGTTCTAGAAGTTCTGGAAAGAACGGATGCACAATCATCGTCTCCAAGCGAATCAGGAATAATAAGGATTATTACTAATAATATAAATATAAGAAAAGGAAAATACGGCGATTATGTGTTCTATAAAACGCCAAAAATGTCCAAACCGTCTTTTTTAAAATTGGACGGATTTGAAGGTGATTATAAGACATGCACTATAAAAACAATGACAGACTGGTTAAAAACAACTTACGGAGTTTAAAAATTTATTTTTTTTGTAAAAATAAAAGTATATTTTATTGTATAAATGAGTGATTTTGAATTGATGGATAATCTATCGTTGTCTATTTCAGACAATATTATGCAAGTATTTGGCGTAACAACTCTTCCTGACAAAATAACAAATTCAGACATTTTGGATTATTTTGCAAATTTTTGGGGTTACAATGAGCCAAATTATCTCACTAAATTAATTTTAGGAAATGTTGCGTCCGGGAGCTTTAAACTACAAAGCAAAGATCCTAAATCATTTACAAAAAAATATTTAGCATCTTTTGGAAATTTAAATGACTATGCGGAAGTTCAAATTGATAAAGATATTCTTATGAAATTTCTTCCTTTTGTTATTAAAGATCTATTAATACAACATTTCTCAAATGTTAAATCGCAGAAAATAAACGTTTCATCCAATGACGTATCTATTGAAGACGTGTCTTCTTATATTTTAAATGTAGAAAAGACTGTAGATAATACTGAACTTGTTGTAATTTTAAATAAAATGCTTTTACACAATCCATTTGTTCCATGGTCTTTAGATTACTCCGGAAATAATAAAAATATTAAAAAGATTATGCCAAAAATAAATTATTTAATAGGTTCACCTGCTATTATTCCAATAAATATATTAGCTGCTATATATTTAAAACAAAAAATTAGATCAAAACCTTCAACAGGGTATATCACAGATGCCGAAAAAAAATATCCTACATTAGTTTTTATGGGGCTTTTTAATTCAGAAATTTCAAACTCTACAACTCCATTTACCAAAGATACCATGTTATTACTAAACATTTATGCAGGAAAATGTGCATATTATGGAATTTTAAGAATTATTTTATCCGCATCTTATATCTTAAACCAGTTATATAATACAAAAGGAATTGATTTAGATAAATTCATTGGTGAATTATATTCACTACCGTTTAACACCTTTTCCTCAACTATGAACAAAATTTTCTTTTCTTTATATCTTAACAATGTTTACAAAAACGATATTTTAAATTCTGATCTCATGGCGCGTCATTTTTTAGAAGACTGTTTTTTCCTACCCACAAGCTTTATCATTGATAACGCCAAAAAAACATTTGAATTCACAATTCCGCAGGGAGAAACAGAATTGTCTTGGGAAATCGTAATTTTTCAATATATGAATTGGATAGATTCTATAAATTTAAAAGAGTCTACTTCATTGCAAATAAAAATAACTGATATATTCACAAAAGATACTAATTTTAATAGATTTAATTTTGCAAAAAAAAACACTTCATTACTAAATTCTCTAATGAGTGACGTAAAATTTCAAATATTTTATAAGTGGCAAAAAAAGTATTTAATTGGCTCTATTATATATACCGAAATTCAACAAATAGTTGGTTATCCTTCTTTTTACACAGATTTTATTTATCTTATTAATCAATATAAAACCACGGGAGGTAAACCAGCAAATCCTACAACTTCAGTCTTATAATTTTTATTTGTCTAACTATTTCCAATAGATTCGGGGACAAACATTTTATAATCTCTTCGTTGTTGAGGTCTAAACAAGATAAATTCCAACATAATTGAGAAATCAAACTTACCGAATTCTACAAAAGAACCATCGTGATATCTCAACTTTAATTTCAAACGTCTAATTCTTTCTGCAGGTGGATTGTAAACTTTACTTGGACCAGCATTGTTATCAAACCACTGTGCGAGCGGCGTTGTTGTAACAGCAATTTTGGCAAACGCAGATTTCACAACTGAAGCAGATTCATTTGTCGTAGTTGTAAAATTATTAACAGCAAAGGGTATCAACTCGTCAATGCTGTTCATTCCGTCAATCTCCAAGTAGAAATACGAATTTCCCATCAGATTAATTTTATTGGGTGCCTCTAAATAATACACCGGTATTGTCGCATTGTTTCCAAGATATTGAGAATCCGGCACCAACCAAAAACCATTGTCTCCTGGACTTACGTCACCATAAAAAAATCTAGGATATGAACCATTTGAAGCCGTAGAAGTAGTTGCGACGCAACGCGTGAATCCCAAATAAGACGGCAACCCCCAATTTGTAAAATCAGGATATTGTTGTCTAAAACAAATCGCATCTTTTATAACACTGTTTAAATATATAGCAGAGTTGTTTGATATAACAAAATTGGAGCTTTTATTACCAAACCACAATTTTTGACCAACCTCATTGTACACTATAACAAATTGATTGTATCCTCCCGCTAAATCAAACTGCGTTAGTAAGTCGGGAGAATTTTGAGAAATATAACTGCTAATATATTGAGACACTGAATTATTAAATCTATTTGTAAGTTCAGTGGCAATTTGAAACGGATTATAAAATCCTTCTTCAATAACAGCAATAAATTGTTGCCCTTTATAAGCAAATAAAGCATCTGCTATAATTGCTAAAAGTGGATCGTTAACCATCCAATCGCTTGGATTATATGGGTCAGTGATTTCAAAAACAATAACAATGTTATTTTGCGCTAGAGAAAAAGTATTGTAATTCGCGGGAAATGTCCAAGAGTCTAATCTGACAGCTTGAACGTTGCAATAATCTTGCGGCAATTCTACTTCAAATTCAGAAGACGATGGAAATCGTAAAACGTTTCTATCTTCTGAGTGTATAGATACATATTGTCTTTCGTACATATATTCATTAGCATTTGGTATTATTGGATGATTTGTGGAAACATTAAATCTGCTCATTTATATTTTAATATAATATTTTTTTAATATTTAATAAACACAATTGGGTTATTAAATATTAAATCTAATGTTTTGATATAATATATAGTAAAATGTCGCAATCAAATTATGGTGGAAAACAAGCAAACCAGTCGTCTTACATAAAAAAATTTAATATAGGTTCATCTCCAATCACATGGTATTATTCCACAAATAATAATCAACTTATTTTAAGTCCGACTAATTCAAGCGCGACTGTCTACATTAAAGGCGATTTATTTGTAGGGGGTTCTATTAACAACCCATCTGATTTGCAATTAAAGGATAATATTGAAGACTTGTCCTTAAGTTTAACTGACAACTTGTTATTATTGAATCCTGTAAAATACAATTATAAAGACGACGCAAAACAAAAGGAACATTATGGTTTTATAGCTCAAGACGTTGAAAAACTTTTTCCAAATTTAGTAAACACTGTTTCAGCTACTATAGGCGACGATGATGTTTCAATCAAATCTGTCAATTATTTAGAGATGGTGCCGTTGCTATTGTTAAAAATAAAAGATTTACAAAACCAAATAGACGCATTAAATAATAAAATTTTAGGGGAACCCTAGGTTTCCCCTATGACCCCATCCTTTTGTAAATTTATGTCCAAAATATCACACATTAGTCTCTGGATAAGAAATAATATAAACTATATATAAGAACAAGACATGACAATTAATTGGTATTCAAACATTTACAATTCATTAATAGTAGTTGGAATTATTATTATTATATGCACAATGGGATCTAGTTCAGCTTCTAGTTTAACGGGGACCATTACTGGTTATTCTTTTATTATAACCGGAACTCTTTTACTAATGGGGTATTTAATGAATAATATGAAAGGGTTATCTATTATATCCCAGCTAATAACGGTTGGACCATTTGTGGTGTTGATCGGAATACTAGTTTACATGATTTACTTGTTAAGCTTTTATTTTAATCAAATAACAAATGGAAACGTGTCAAATGGTTATTATAGTTTTATGAATATTTTTGTTGTTTTACTAATGGTGCAAATGTTTATATTTTATAATGGCACTCGCGATAAAAGTTTCATAGAAACCGGAGCAATCGGAAAGGTGACTGGATTAGTTTTGTACTTTTTAGAAATCATAAACATTATTGTGGTGATCACTTTAGGAATTATATTAAAGTATTTTTCTACGGATGGTTAATCTTGACAAACTTATAAGTGACGCCGTAATGAAATTCAGTCTCCCAGATGCCGGATATTTTAAGCATAAATAAATTGTTATTAATTTTTTCTACATTTTCAGAAAAAATTTTTATATTTCCAATTCTAAGCTGCTCATAAATTTTAAATTGCGGAATTTTATTTTTTATATTGACGTTTTTTAGTAAATTCTCCTCAATTGTTTTAATACTCTCAATCATTTGTTTGTGATTATTTGCAATAAAACTGCACCTGTATTTGTTGTAATATTTATCAATCGTTATGTCATTTAATGCTACAAATAAATTGATTCCATTAACCACGAATAAGGGCGTTGAGTATAGAATTCTGATGAAAAACCCATCATTCATCACGTTGTTTTTAATTGGATCGCAAAAATATATATTATTGTCATCATATTGTTCAATTGTTTTAACTATGTTCATATCTTAGACTGATTAAATATGGTGAAAAGTGTTTAATATAAAATTTCCAATAATATACAAAGACAAAACGCAGAAATAATAAAATAAGTAATATAATCAAATAAAGATTCTTGCGCTTGATTATATAATGAAGTTTCATGAAACCCATTTTGAAGAATACGTTGTTTCAAATCAAAAGGAAGATTTGCATCCAAAAATGAATAAAATATATCAAAAATTTCCTAATAAGATAACCGGTCTGAAAAACATGATATTTTATGGACCACAAGGCGTTGGAAAGTATACTCAAATGTTGAAGTCCATTAAAAAATATAGTCCAACTGAATTGAAGTATGAAAAGAAGATTAGCATAACGTTTAATAAACAGCAATATTTTTTCAAGATTAGTGACATACACTATGAGATTGATATGTCCCTCTTGGGTTGCAATTCAAAACTCTTGTGGCATGACATTTACATGCAAATCATTGACATTATTTCGGCAAAAACAGAAAAATCGGGAATTATATTATGCAAATATTTCCACGAAATACACAGCGAACTTCTGGAAAATTTTTACAGCTACATGCAACAGAATAATGCGAGCGCAATTGATTTGAAGTTTATATTAATAGCCGAAAAAATTAGTTTTATTCCAGACAATATATTGAATTGCTGTGAAATAATAAATATTCCTCGGCCAACCAAGTCGCTTTATGCAAAATGCATTAAAAATAGACTCCCCAATTCTATAAAGCTTGAAAATATTGCAAATATAAAAAACATAAGCAACGTTCTTGATCCGTTAATGATGCCACACAAAATAATTTGCGATAAAATTATTGTTTCAATTATAAAAATAGAAGAAATAAAATTTTTGAAATTTAGGGATCTTTTATACGACATATTTATTTACAATTTAGATATTACAGAATGCGTGTGGTATATTATTTCAACTTTAATATCTCAAAAGAAGATTAAGGATAAAGATATTTCTGGATTGCTTGTAAAAACATACACTTTTTTTCAATACTATAACAATAATTACAGACCGATTTATCACGTAGAGAACCTGATGTTTTACGTGGCTAGTATAATCCATTCTTTTTAATTTATTTTTTGTTTTGTTTTGTTTTGTTTTGTTTTGTTTTGTTTCTAGAAACATTGTTGCGTTTTTGTAAGACTTAATTTAGTAAAATATATATTTTTGCAAAATTTATAATGTTTATATTATTTATAATGCCGGAATCTACTAAGGACGCTTCGTTGGAAGGAACTACTAATATTAAGGGCACAGTTAAGGTTGCGCGTGGAACTCGCGTATCTGGGTTAGATAAGTCACACGTTGGACTTGACAAGGTTGATAATACGTCTGACTATTATAAACCGGTGTCATATTACACAGAGCTACACGTTAAAGCAAAAATTGCCGATCTTATTGGTGGCGCGCCAGAGGCCTTAGACACTCTGAAGGAAATTGCCACAGCAATTGGTAGTAATCCTGTGCCTACTGACTTAGGCAATTTGATAACTGCAAAGGCCAACATATTGAGCCCTACTTTCACTGGTATTCCAAAGGCTGACACTGCCGAAACAGGAACAAATACAACGCAACTTGCCACAACGGCATTTGTTAAGAGTCAAGATTACGCAACCAACACCGGGTTAGGATTAAAGGCCAACACAGCGAGCCCTGTATTGACCGGAGTCCCAACTGCTCCAACTGCCGCAGCAAATACAAATTCAACACAGCTTGCTACAACTGAATTTGTTGCTTCTGGGTTAGCCTTAAAAGCGCCCTTAGTGAGCCCCGCTTTCACCGGAACTGTTATAGCTCCAACTGTTCTTTCATCAGATAACTCAACGAATGTTGCCACAACTGCACATGTTAAGAATCAAGGTTATGCAACATTAGCTAGCCCTGCACTCACTGGAACACCAACTGCTCCAACTGCCGCATCAAATACAAATACAACACAACTTGCTACAACAGAATTTGTTAAAACAGCCATTACAAATTTAACAGGCGCCGCTCCAGGGGCGCTTGATACATTAGCAGAAATCGCCACTGCACTCGCTAACGACGAAAATGTTGCGGGAGCTCTTGCAACCACTGTAGGTTTAAAAGCGCCCTTAGCGAGCCCCGCTTTCACTGGACAACCAACTGGTGTGTTTGGTTATTCACCGGCAAAAAATGTGTTAGCGTTAGGATCGGCTAATGATGTTCCTGGTACAAT